GATAAAAGATATGCAGTGGAAACCAAACGTACCCTTTTTCTGGGTACACTATATTACAACATGTTTGTGTTCCATCAGAGCGTACAAAATCGCACCATCCTAAATTCTTCTGACAAGTTGTCAGCACATGTTCAGGAATTGCTCCTTCCACGGAGGATTGCGATTTCCAACCAATCTGATCCATCATATATCCAAACCAACCCGGTTGGGAATCGATGTCAGATGGTGTCAAGGACTGTGGATCAGAACTAATTCTGTTATTGTTCCACATACTAATCAACTTAACACCAAGGGCAAGTGTAGCAACAAACAACACTCCCTTTGATACGGATCCATCTCTGATATGCTTAGCATAGTCAGGTAAAGCATCTCGCTTTCTGACATAAATGGCTTCAATCTGAGCCATTCGCATTTGGTGCCAAAAATATCCAAAAATACTGGACGACCATAATACAAACAGTCCAAGTAAACAAACAGCTTTACTATTTTGTATAAATCCATAACACATCGTTAGGAAAACAAACATCGCGACCAACCAAGCTGGTCGGCGCATATCGTAATAAGCTGTGCCACTTTGCCAAGCAACAACAAATCTTTGAAATGCTGGAGTTGTAAATAACCACTCCGGGGTTATCGAAACCAAAAAGGGTGCACCCCTTCTTGTCATCTCTTGCTGCAATTCTCTAGCGAGGGCATTTGTAGTCATGTACTGAATTGGTGAAAAACCAACACACCAGTTTAAAAAAGCTACTGGTTTAGTCCACGGACTTATATACCCATTTATTGCTTGCCAGACGGCAGATCGTAAAACGTGAGTTACCGCGTCAACAGCATGTGGTTCAATCTTTTTACAAACTGAATCTTCACTATCTTCGCTATCAGAGGTTTCACTCTCCGTACTAGTACACTTGCAGTACTCCGGAAAACGCTTACATGTAGCACAAAATTTTGCTTGAGCACTTGCAGCGTTCTTACGAAGCAAATCATCTTGCTCCGTTTTGTGGTCTTTCGACAATTGAATAACAACAGACAAATAGTCTTCCAAATTTAATTGTTTGCAATTCAAAGTCCTTCCATCGTCCATAGTGACAAGTAAAGGTTCGAACTTATAAGATATTTGACCTGGAGAGACTGTATAAGTTAAGACCTCTTCAACTCTAATGTCCCAAACATCGGCAATCAAATTTGTTGATCCCTTAATTTCAGGATGTTGTTTGTTCAAGGTCAAACTACCAGGCTTGCGGAACTTCTCCTTCACAACCACTTCCACGTGGTACAAACGACGCAAAATGGATTCAGGACAGTTCGAAAACTGACGTGCGCCCAAATCTTTGACGTTAGAAGTAACCACGCCACATTTAAAATCAATAAACACAACTCCTTTCGCATTAAGCTCAGCTTTTACAGCCTGAGCAGCGACGTTGTTGAAAAATTTAATAATAATTGCCGTGTGTGGAGTTTCAGTGAATTCCGCTTTGGTGTTATTCAGATCGTCAAGAAAGACACCAATTATATCAGAAGTCCATGTTGAATCATACTTATCGAAAAAATCTTTTGTCAAAATACGATCTTTGTCAACTGTTCCATCCATCTTGACGAAACCCATTGCAGCCAGCGACTGCTGCATGGTTAAAAGGCCCAAAGTTGATTTTCCAACCGAAGTCCCTCCATGAAGGGACCAACCTATTGGTTGAAAGCGCAAATTAGTGTTCTTACGCTTTGCTGCTAATCTCTCAGAGATCCCAACAAGATCGGAATATCGCTTTTGAAGCCAGACGGAAGTTGGTCCGTCATTTTTTGCTAATTTCATAGCACAGGTTTTCTTAAAAACAGCATTGAGTTTATTTTCATAATCTCCCAAATCATCAAGATTACCTGCACATGCAGAATCAGCTTTCGCCAGAACCCAATCACAATTCTCATTATACTCCTGTAACTTAATATCAGAGTACAACAGAGGTGCTAGGGATCTAGTCTCGAAACATTTCCATCCAACCTCACTCGTCCAAACAAAAGTTTTAACAAGTGCGTCAATAACATCAACTGCTTTCAGCTGTTCTTTTGCAGCTTCAAGCGAAATCAATTGGAGTCCAAGTGGACTCCATTCAATCTTTTTTGTAGTGCAAACGGTCAATGACATTGCGGCTGTAATCAAATAGGAAATCTTCTTAAAGATAGTGTTCGTCTTAAAGAGTTCCCATTTGTCAAGGACGTCTCGTCCGGTCCAATCTTTCCAACCTTGCGGTTCTACAATCTCGGGACCAATTGTCTCGCTCATCTCATTAATAATGCGATATAAATCTATAGCAATACTCTTGCTTTTTGAATACATCTTCGCATATGCGACGACGGACATGAATACGTCCATAAAAGAGGATGCTCGTGACATCTGATAACCTAAAACTACTAGGTTTTCTAAGTGTCCGATCCATTCCTCAATCTGTTCGCATTCGTAACCTTCTGCCAAATTCTCAAAACTGCCAATTGACTTTAATAAGGAGGCTAGCTTCTCATCAGTCTTATCAGCAGCATTGGTATTTGCCACAATGCGAGCCATTTCATTGCGGGTATGCAGAAGTTGATCTTCGCTAATCACTTCTTGTGGCTCGTAGAGTGGTGAACTCTCATGTGGCAACAGTGGTACACTTGGAGGCGTCTCATTAAAGGGATGCTTCTCAATTTCTGTCTCATCACTGTGCGGTGCGATCTTTTTCTGATCAGGTTCACCATTGTCTGGCTTGAACTTATTTTGTTCAGCCATGCGCTGTTTTCTGAGCGCGATGCGTCTTTTCTTCTTACGCTGTTCACGACGTTTGCTCTCTCGAACATTTCGTCGACCACCCAAATGCTTATTATATTGCATCCTATTAGCGGTTTTGCTATCAAATGTGAGTTCTTCACATTCTTCCTCAATCGTACAGAGGGATGAAGTTCGGCGGTAATACCGGCCCGGGTTGACAATCCCGTTTTTGGCTTCTTCCGTGATTTCTATCTTATATTGTGACATATCATAGAAGCCTGGATTTTTACAAATTCTTAATAACGCTAAGAATCTTAACCGACCAGCGGTGTTTTAAGAAAACGTATAACTTCGTAAAGTCATAGAATACAGTCGTAATAATTTTTAGTGCACACAACTGAAGTGCTTTTAATTAATGATAATCAAAGAAAACTTACGTCCACTATAGTGAAAGCGCATTGCTCTTACCTATCAAATCTGTTGTCACACAGACCCATCCTGAACGAATCTATAATGTCTACCTCAATTTTAGACTAAGCGTTTCAGCAAATCAAAAATGAACTCAAAATTGCACAAGTTTAACATAGCTCTCTTGGCTATTTAATGTTTGTGAGTAGAGGGGGTTTCCCTCTGACTCCTCAAGTGATATGTAATGAATTCATAATGAATAAATGCTCTTAACTAAAAGAGGTTCTAAACAGCTTATAAATATTGTCAAAATGCAGGCTCGTTCCCTTTATAGGGGCGGCCGCAGAATACTCTACGGTACTTCATGCACTTATTGATCACCGTCACGGTTATTCCGGTGAACTATTCATCTCCCTCTCGGGACACTATTTCTGCAAACTGGTTCTCTGAAATTTTTCAGAAATCCTAAATGTCGATCTAGTCGACAATGGTGGCCGGAACGCTCGTAAGCGTCCGGCCCGTACCCTGCAAATTCTGTACTAGCAGGGATAGTACTTACAATAAATGTACGTTGGAGTTTAATTAAAAGAGCTCCAATGCTCAATACTTAGATATCGGATTTTATAAGGGACTTGACTGTCCCAAGGATCTATTTTTTCGCCCTAACGGGCAGGTGTATCGTTCACCCAGTAAAAATTTTCATTGGCGATTTCGTAGCGCCATAACATGTGTGCCACTTTAAATAAAGTAAACTACTAACATGAAATGCAACACAACTAATCAACAACTACTACTCATACGTCTGTAAAGAC